CTGTCATTAGAAATAACAATGACAGACTCCACGATGCCATCAACAACTTTTGCGAAGTGTGCCATCAGAAAATTATAGTTCCAGATGCGGTGAACTTGTAGATGCGCTTGCCACCTGATGTCGTCACAGTTGGTGAGCCTGTCGTCGTGGCTACTGCCAAACTGTCATCTACTGAAAGAATTACTATTCCACTTCCACCAGCACCACCAGTCGCCGTGCCGAATCGTTCAGCACCGCCACCGCCTGAACCTGTGTTCACTGCGCCTGCTGTTGGGTTAGTGGAACTGTCATTACCGCCGTTACCGCCAATTGACGAGCCACCTGTACCACCTGCTGAACTTGCATATCCTGCACCACCGCCACCGCCTGCATAGTTCACCGCTGAACCAGTTATTGAATTACTGCGACCAGCACCACCAGCACCACCAACACTTCCTGAAGGCACACTTGCGCCAGCCGCACCTGCACCACCGCCACCGCCTGCACCAGAACCTAGCCCAGCCGTGCCACCGATATTTGAAAAACCAGTTCCAGTTCGTGCACCACCTGCGTTGCTACTGGCTGAGCCACCACAACCGCCACCGCCTGAGCCACCTGACCTGCCAGGAAGATAAATGCCACCGCTTGAAGTGTTAAAAAGACCACCACCACCACCACCAACTGCATTAACTAAAGTCGTCGCACCTAAAACAATTGTTGATGCTGTTCCGCTAGGCGCAATCAAACCTGTGCTACCTGCACCGCCACCGCCAACAGTAATCGTATATGTTGAACCAGCAGTAATTGTAGTTGATGCAGTTTCAATCATGTCGCCAGCACCGCCACCGCCACCGTGATAATTACCAAATCCACCACTCGCACCACCACCGACAACTAAAGACTCAAATGAGTAAGTGGTTTCATCACCTGTCGGCATCCACGAAGAAACTGCTGTGCTAACTCGTGTGCGTTGACCAAACCTAGACATCTAGATAATCCTTACGCCGTGATTCTATTTACATAGCCTGAAACCATAACCACATTGGCAGTCGCACAAAACGCACGAACAACTAACGGAGTTGCGTTGCCTTTAATAACAAGACCAGGCGTAATCAAATACAAACCTGACTCAGCAGGAACAGTAAACTCAATCAAGTCATCAGGCGATGAAACACCACCCCACTCAACAGTCAATTTACGAGCAGTCGTATCCGAGTTCACCGCATACAACCAAATCTCATCAAAAGTCGTAGCAGTAGCCGAACCAGTATGAAGTGTCGTGCCAGCCGTAGCAGTCGCAGCGACCTTAATCATTCGCCCGTCTGTGCTACCTGATAAAGCGATCTTGCTGAATGTTGCCATCGTGTTCCTTTAACTAAATACTTGAGTTGATAAAATCAGTTGATCACTTGTGGTTGATGTTCCTGAAGCAACCCAATTCGCACCGTCATAATACTGTAATTCGTCTGTCGCTTCAATGTATGCGAACTGTCCTTCAGCCAAAAGTTTTTCGCCAGCACCACCGAACGCTGCATCTCTGGTTACTGTTGTGGCGAACACGGGGATTCCTGTGCCTGCGCTGATATTCATATTCGCTGCGGTCAGCACTTCTGCTGCTGCGAACAACGGAACTTTGACTTGAGTGTTTGCCATACGGGGAGTGTATCTTAAGCGAGTGCGTTCGTGCTATCAAGCACACCAAAAACTGCGTCATCAAGAACCAACTGAAACAGCACCTCAGTATTAAACAAACCGACAGACACCCGATGCTCACCAGCCGTAATCAAATGATTCAAACGCTCAACCGCATAAAGTTCTGTAACCGAAGCAGGGCTGCCAGTCGTATAGGTTCGGGTGATCTCAACCACATCTTGCAGTTCAAGAGCGTTAATCGTGTTCCGATCTGTGGCGTTCATAGCCGAAACGACCAGCCCAAGATCGTCAAAGCGATACTGTGGCTCAGCATACAAAGCCACCAAATAGTTTGCCAAAGTCAAAGCAGCAGCATCATCTTGAAGCAACAAATTAGGTAACGCAAAAGTGCTGATACCGAACTCTGTTTGCGAACTGGCGTTGTCAGCGACCTGAACTGTGCCACCCTCAACCGTTGCCTGAACACGGTTATAAAGAAACTCTTGCCCATAAATAACCTGCAACGCCGTGTAAGGAATGTCTGTGCCAGCGTCAGAGAACACCGCCACAGTCGGTGCAAACGAAGCAGACAACCGATCAGTGAAAGTCAGTTTGCCATCAGCAGCCACAAAACAAGCACCCTGTTCACTCGTAGCGATTGACTGCAAATAAGTTAAAGCGTTTGTGTTCGCATTGATTTGATATGCGCCAAGCGTTGTTTGCCCTGTGTCAATGTCCCGTGAAGCCAAAGGGTAATCAATCTCAGGCAAATCCAAAAGAAAATCAACCCGTGAACCAGACAACTCAACGCTAGGCGTTACATCATTCTCAACAACCGTGTTCGCTAACAAAACAAAATCATCGGCAGCCGTAAACTGAACCGTGCTGAGGTTGTAGTTGTAGATCACATCAATATCGGTGATTCTCCCTGTGAAAAGAAAGTTTGTTCCAGATTTCACTGTAAGTTTTCGGCGTGGCACAACACCTGAACGCCCAGCCGTAACATCATAATAAGGCGAAGCAGTATTGATCGGGTCAAACCGTCTGTCATTATTCAGCAAAGTGATTGAACATTGACCAGCATTGAACTGTGAGAACTGGTCTGATCTGCCACGAGTAATAGAAACCTCTTGACAATATTCGGTGATGTCCACGCCTTCAAGGTTTCCGTCAAGAACAAACTGTGTGTTATCTAAAACGCCTGCATCAATATCGTCAAGCACAAAGAAGTTGGTGATGAAACCAACCTCAGCGAGAACGGTGATCTGCTCACCTGAAGCAAGAGTGGTAGCCATTAAGCCACCGTCAGAGGCAAAGCACCATTCGTTCGCTCATACCGTTTCAAAGCGTTCACAATTTGTGTGCCGATATCTTTCCCGTCAGCACCCATACCAGCAGTTACAGAAATGTTGTATGTGCTGCCCATTGAACCTAAACGATCTAACGGAATCACAGCCTCAGCACCACGCTCACCAACCAGCCCTACAGTCGGCGCAGTAACAATCCCACCCAAAGCAAACGGAACAATGCCACGCCTACGCTCTAAATCACGACCCTGTTCAGGTGTTAGCAAACCTTTCTCAACAGCGATCTGCTCAGCAGTTTTTGGCACAGTAATAGAAATGTTTTCTTCAATGATTTCTCTAAAAGTTTCTGCAGTATCAGCAGCAAGACGATCAGTGGCAGGAACATCTTTGCCAGCCTCACGGCGTTTCTTCTCAGCGTCAGCCAACTTCTCAACCGCATCAGCTTGACGCTCAAGCGCAGCCGTAACCGAATCAACCGCATCAGCCTCAGCCTTCTGTGCGTCTTGTAACTCTTTCAACGCATCTTTATATGTCTCGCTTCCCTCTTTCGCACCAGAGATCGCTTCATCTAAACGAAGTTGCGCCTCAGTCAATGATTGCGTGGATTGCTGTTGGCTATCTGTAGCGTCAGCAACAGAAAGTTTCGCTTCAGCCAAACTGATCTCAGCCTGACGAATCGCCTGCGGTGTCGCTTCAGGGTCTTTGCGAAGATCAGCCAACGCTTTCTCAGCATCTTTAACGGCGAACACCGCCTGTTCAAGCCCATAGTTAGCCCGTTCCAATCCTCGCTGCGCCTTGCTTCGCTCTTTGTCAGCATCTTTCGCCTCTTTGGAATCTCTGCCGTAGCCGTTCGTGATTAGATTGAAACGCTTTTGCGCTTCGGCAAGTGCCTGTGTTTTCTCTAGCAGGCTCTTGTTTGATTCGTTCAGGCTCTTGTTGGCATCTTTCAAAGATCGTTGCGCTTGAGTTACGCCTTTGATTGCGTCAGTGTATTTCTCTAACGCTTTCTTGGCTTTCTCAATCGGTGATTCAGTTTTACCGCCACCGCCACCTGCGCCATCAAACAGATCATCGCCACCGCTACCAGAAGCCTTGGGTGTGAGAACGCCACCCATTCGTTCAGCGTTTTTCGCTTGCCTAATCGCATCAATCGTCTTGAATATTTGTGTTGATGCTTTTTGTGCTGCGGTGCTGATACGCCCGAAAGAAACTTCACCAATCTTCGCTATTTCTGGCAGACCTGCACCAAAGAAATTTGCTGCCTTGATCAGAATGTTGATCGCAGAAATGATCAGGTTGAATCCTTTTATCCAAAGGTTCACCATATTTTCTATGTATCCGATGATGAAATTGACTACAGAGTTCACAACTTTTCGGAAGCCTTCAAACTTGAGATATGCAGCCACAACAGCGACACCTAAAACAATCAAGATCGCTACCACTCTGCCAATCGGATTGTTTAACAAAGCGACATTAAACAAGTTCTGTGCGATAGCAGCAGCAATCGCCACACCACGCATAGCAACAAACAAAGAAATCAAAACAAGCATCGTGTTCCCGAACTTGCCCATATCTGTTGTTACATTCAAGAAACCTTGACCAAGAAACTTCAAACCGCCAGCAATACCCCGTTCACCAAACGCTTCCTCAACTTTTGTAGCGTAAGGAACAACAGTGTTCACCATAAAGTTTGCCAACTTCTCAAAGATTGGCAACAACAAAGTTCCGATCACATCTCGCACATGGCCAAACGCCATTGAAATCTTAAATGTGTCTGTAACTGTTGCAGCAGCCGTGCCACCGACTTGAGTTTCAATCGCCTTCAACAAAGTATCTTGCGCTTCAAGCATCTTGCCAGACTCAACAAGTGCTTTAATTTTCTCTTTCTCTTGTGCAGTAAAAGTAACACCCGAACGAGCAAGAGCCGTGATGCCCTTAATCGGGTCATTTAACGCCTTACCTAATTGTGTGGCGTTCTGTGATGCTTCACCGAAACCAGAAGCAGCCAAATCAACAGCAGCAACAGTCGCACGATCAAACGCACCACCAACTTCGCCAGCAGTAACAGCCAACTCTTTGAAAGTCATCAACTTTGCTTGAGTTAGTTTTATTGTTTCGGCAGTAACACCCAACTCATATTCTTGAGCGTCAGCGAGTTTGATGAGCCGATCTGTTACCTGTTGCGAAGCAGCACCGAACAGCCCCATAGATTTAGCAACAGCCACCAAACGATCATCAGCCTGCTTCGCTAACTCCGCACCCTTGACCATCATAAAAGAAGCAGCACCTAAACCAGCAGCGAGCAGCCCACCATACTTTGCGATGTTCTTTGCACCGTTTGTAAACGCTTTATCAATCGTGCGTAATCCGAATGTCGCTTTGTTTCCTGCGCCTTCAAGTTTGTTGAAATCGGTTATCGCTTTGCGGATACCTTTGCTGTCAAAGGTGCTGACAATGTTTACGCCTAATGCTCTTGCCATAACCTATGCTGCATTTCTCAAGATGTTGTCTTGCACGATCTGATTGGTTTTACTGATTGCGTTGTCAATGATTCCTTGAACCATGTCCATATTCGCCAACATTGTTCCATACATTACACGGGAACGAATTTTGCCTTGCGATGATTTCGTTGAATATGGTCGGTCAAGATTGGTGGTGAACTGGCCAGAAGTTTTACGACCTGCACCGTCATATACAGCACCGCCACCATCTTTTTGAATTATGCGATAGATACCAGTCGCACCGCCGATTGTTCTAGGTTTTTGTGTATTAATTTCAGGTCTTACGCCAGCACGAACCCTCGCCCCGTCATACGGTGGGAATCCGCTTTTGCTTCTGCCTATTGTGTGCCAGTTGCTTACACGCCGAAACGGTTGCATCGGAAACGCACTTGCCACCTTATTCACTAAAGGCTGACCGTTTGTGCGTAAATCTTTCATGATGACTTCATACATCGCACGATCATATTTGCGAAGTTCGGCGACTGCTTCCCTGATGCCGTAAGTCTCAAATCTAATAGTCATAGGCGCACATCATACAACTATCTGCGTCTGCGATTCGTTTGCTTCACCACCCACTTATGATAAGCGAGCATCGTGTTCAACATTGATTCGCTCTCATTCAAAAGAAGCGAAGGCGCAATATGGTATTCGTGAGCCAGATGAGCGATCAGCCAATGCGCTGAATCATCACCGAACTTTATTTCTCTAAAGGGCTTTCACTCTCATCTCGTGGAATAACCTGCGCTACAGTCGCAATCCAATCAGGGTCAAACTTCAATTTAGTTTTCTGTCTGTGCGTCAATGCTGACCACGCCAACCAAGCAAGATCGGTGAGGCGCATCTCTGTTTCAAACTTCACAACTGATCTTTGCCAAGTGCGTTCAAAGCCAACAAAGTCAGCGAACACAGCATCAACAGGTTCAATCGTGCCGTCAAGGTATTCAACTTGTAAAGCAATTTTCATTCGTTCTCCTTCTGATTAGTTTTTATTTATGCGGTTGTTTTGACGAGCGTTCCACCAGTAAACGAGAGTGAAGTCATTGCCAACTCTCCCACGGCTGCTGCCACAGGTGTGTGTGCTGCCAAGAATGTTCCACTCAAAGTGTAAAGAGGGTTGGTTGCACTTGTCGCTGCGCTACTTGCACGAACAGTAACTGTTGTCGTTGTGCCGACAAGAGGATAGATCGTAGCTTCAGTTTCTGTTGCTGCGAAATCTTGCATAAATTCAATGTCGCACGAATTGTTTTGCAACCCACCAGTGAACTTGTGCCCGACTGAACCGAACGCCGTTGTCTCAACGCTGTCAATTTCATAATTCAATGTAACGCTGTTCGCCCTATCGGAAAGCACCACGCCGTTCACGGTGATATCTGCATCTGTCAAAACTAAAACTGCCATAACTATTTGTCGCTTTCTTTCGTGTCCTGTTTAGGAACTTTAACATTAACTTCAGCCAAATGTCCACCGTCAAGCAGCGCATCAATGTTGAAACCTTCAAGATCATCTGCGCTTAAAGTTGCACCCTGTTTGCCAAGACTGCAATTTTCGCTCATCACTTTATAGTTTGCCATTGTGTGTCCTATCCGTGAACCGTTACTTGGAATTGTATTTGTAAAAACTCTGCGTCAGCAGAACTTAAACTCGTTATGTTCGCACCCGATGGTAGCACCAAAGTTTGACAAACGCCACCAAGCGTCTTGTCTCCTTCAATCGCTGCACGAATACTTGTCGCACCAGAATAAGAAAGAAATCCATCAAGAATCGTGAACGAATTACGATCAACATATCTGCCGACCACCACATTGATAGTCCAATCCATTACGACATCGCCACCACCCATCGCCCTGTGATAGTTGATTGAGTTCAAAGTAGGGAAAGCAAACGGCGGATTCAGTTGCTCAGGCTGATATGCCGAAGTGCGAAGGCCAGAGATCGTAGCGAGGCGTGTAGCAAGTCCTGAAGCTACCTGAGAGACTGTGGCAGGCATTAAGCGATACCGAACCTGCGATATGGCGAGAGCAAATCACGCACATCAGGATCAACAGCCCGAACCGTGATTGCCATATCTGCGAAACCAACCACACCGAGAGCAGCATTGAGTCGTGCGAACTGGCGCATAGCGAGAAGAATACAGGCTTGATTCACATCGTCAGGGATACTTTCCCAACCCCATTGTGCGGTCACTTGCACAGTCTCAAATGATGGTGTGACATATAGAGGGAATGTTGCGCCTCCAACCATACGAGCCGATTCATATGGGCGTGTGTAGATCGGAACATTTCGAGGCTGCAAAACATAGTCCACGCC